ACATCGATTCATCAATAGGCGGGCGGTCCAGGTCATCGTCAGCCGCAAATGTCGGCGCGACAGGTGCCGCCTGGGCCTTGCTTACTGCGCGACCAATCGGGCCAGAGGGAGCGTTGCCAGCAGCCTGCTGGGGAGATAGGGGGTCGCCAAACGCTGCTTTTGTCGCCGCGCCATAATCCAGTGCAGGCTGCCGACGATCGTGCCGCAGGCCAGAAACAGCCTCGGAGCCGGCGCCCATAACACCACCTCCGATACCGCCCTTCAGCATTGCGTCTACCACCCCATCAAGCAGCTCAGGGGTAAGCGGCTGCTTATTCTGCGCGGATAGAACGGCTGCATTCTCGATAATGGTTTGCAAACCCTCAGTGCCAGCTTCGGCCATGAACTGCTTGCCCGACTCAACACCAAGCCGCTTGATGATGCTGCCCGCCACGCCATCGGCAACAGGCCCGGCAATCTTACGCAGCGCCATGACTGGCTCGATGGTGTCCAGCAGACCTGCTGGAATACCGCCAGCCAGGGCGGTCCACGGTTCTGCCCTTCCAGTCTTCTGGTAGATGTCGCCCGCAATTGAGCCGGTTTCCATGCCAACAGACGCGGTTGCTGCGCCTGTTACTTGGCCAATCATGATCCGCCGCTCCAGCTCTTTCAGCGCACGCTCGCGGCCAACCTTGGCTACCATGTCATTGACAATTCCTTGGGCGGCTTTTCGTGCGGCCAACCCGCCCGCACCGCCAGATGCAAGGGATGGAACAAACATCGGCAAGTTCTCGGCCACCGCTTCAACCGCGTAGCGAATAGCGTCGTCAGCTCCATGGATGTTTTCATAGCTGCCAATCAGGGCGGGGTTCTCCCGGGCAGTTCTCTCCATCCTGGCGGTTGCCACCTCAAGCGCGCTGCGCGCCGCATCATCAGCGCCCATCAGGCCGTATACAGTTCCGGCCAGGCCTTCGCTCATTGCTCGCAAGTTGCTGGCGCCGCGCTTCACGTCTCGCCCGGCCTGTACAAGCAAGCTGTCCCGAGCAGCCTGCATGCCCTCAAAGTCGAAATCCGAAGCACGCACCTGATCTGTGTGGCCAGCAAGATCATGCATCGCCAGCTGGGCCGCCTGGTCTGGCGTGTAGCCACTTTTCCGGTAGGTGGCTTCGATTTCATCACGGGTGATGATCGGATCGGGCGCCCCGACTTTCGGCCCGATACCCGTGGCGTGCTGCAGCTTCTTGGCTCCCTCACTCTTCGCCCAGATCGTGCGAGCCACCTGGCCGCGCCAGCCTTTGTCCTGCAGCAGCGCTTCTCGCTGGCCGGCAGGCAGGACTGTCAGTGCTGCACGCACCTCTGCCTCAGCCTCTGGCGTTACGGGCGTTGTGCTGCGCTCCTGCGCAGCCGGAGTGCTGCCTGCGTTGAAGCCATTCATCACGCCAAGGTCGCCATACGGCGCCGCTTGACGGGCCTGTTGCAGTTGCTCGCCGAAGCCAAATAGGCCATTACCGGCCAGGGACGGCATAGTGCCGGTGGCCGGCTTGGCGCCGCCAGATGGGTAGTACTCGCGGCGCTTATCCTCCGCTGCCTGCTCACGCGACGCCTCGCGCAACTTGCTGGCGTCCTTGATCATCGCCGCCTGCTCGGCTTCGTAGACGGGCGCCAGGCGACGAGCCTTTGCCAGCACGCGCTCGGCGTATTCGCGGCTCTTGGGACCCAGCTGCTGCGGGTTGTCACCCGCATGGTGACGGGCAACGGCGTTGGCCATGTCGCCCTTGTTCTTGGCGAGGCGTTCGCGCAGGTCGATAGCGGCCTGGCGGATGGACTCTTCCGGGTTGTAGCGGTTGATTTTGTGGGCTGCCGCCATGCCCGGCAAATACTGCATGATGCCGCCGGCAGCGCCATACTTGGTCTGAGGGCCATCAATGTCAGCCCGGTGGCGGGATTCGGTGTGCCCCATTGCTACCAGCACGTTTACCGGCACGCGCTCTTCGGCTGCCACGCGGTCATAGATGGCCTTGAGCGCCGGGGGCGGCATCAGGTCGTTGGAGCCGGCCGACTTTACGCCTGCGGCTTTTGCAGGCTTGGCGCTGGGTACTTGCGGCAGGCTGGCGGCAGCCTCCGGCAGTGCGCTAGACAGATCAGGCAGGCCATCGCCAGCCAGCCCTAGAATCGCCTCCCAGCCCTAGAATCGCCTCCTGGCCGAAATCCATACTGCTGCCGAGTTTTCGCATGGTGCATTTTCCCTGTTCGGACAATGCGGGAATCGTACCATGCTATGACTGATATATCTGATATCAAAAACATCACTCGGTACTGATTTATTTGGTATGATTGATATCACTATATTTTTCGGTCATATCTTGACCGCAGCGTAAGCCGGGTGCATCATTACCCAATCGCGTTCAATAGCGCGATCGGGTTTGGCGACCCGGTTAATGTTGGCGGACACCGCCGCGAGAGCGGTTTTTTTGTGTCCGTTGCATGGTCACACCTCTATGGGTGGGCCGTGCGGGAGGGGGCAACCCCTGCCGGTGCCAACTACCGGTTCGCCAACCTGCACGGTTCCGCCCACCCCGTTTGGCGACGGGGCGCGGAAATTAC